CGCTTCTGCTGCCGCTGCTTTAGTGAGTGAGAATGCTGCTGCTGCCAGTGAAACCGCTGCTGGCTTATCGGAAACCGCCGCAGAGACCGCCGTAACAAATGCGGAAACCGCTGAGACGGCTGCCGAATTAGCTGAGACCAATGCTGAGACAGCAGAGACCAATGCTGAGACCGCAGAGACCAATGCTGCTGCCAGCGCTGTGGCTGCTCAGTCTTCAGAAGATGATGCTGCGGCTGACTTGGTGTTAACCAATGCTGACGTTGTGTTGACCGGAATTGATGCCGCCGCCACTGCTCAGGATGCAATCGACACTGCTGCTGACGCTGCCACGACTACGCAGGATGCCATTGATACGGCTGCCGATGCTGCTGCGACTGCTGCTGATCTTATCGCTACCAATCAGGATACCATCGACACTGCCGCTGACTTAGTAGCCACCAACCAGGACACTATCGATACGGCTGCTGATGTTGTGTTAACCGGCATTGATGTTGGGCTGACAACGGCTGACGCTGCTGCCACTGCTCAGGATGCCATCGACACCGCTGCTGATCTTGTCGCTACCAATCAGGACACCATTGACACCGCTGCCGATTTAGTAGCCACGAATCAAGATACCATCGACACGGCTGCTGATGTGGTACTAACAGGCATTGATGCTGCTGCGGCTGATGCTGCTCGTATCCTTGCACAAACCGCAAAGACCAATGCAGAGACGGCTGAAACTAATGCTGAAACTGCTGAAACCGGCGCTCTTGCTGCTGAAGCGAAAGCTGAAGATTGGGCCGAAGAAATTGAAGACACGGAAGTTGAAGCTGGACAATACTCAGCGCTCCATCATAGCGCCAAAGCGAACGCTCAACGAGTGCTTGCTGAGACCGCTAAGACAAACGCTGAGACGGCTGAAACAAATGCAGAGACCGCCGAAACGAATGCTGGCAACAGTGCTGCCGCTGCTGCATCAGATGCAACCGATACGGGCAATGATCTTGTCGCTACCAATCAGGACACAATCGACACTGCGGCTGATGTGGTTCTTACGGGAATTGATGTCACCGCTGCCGAAGCTGCAAAGACCGCTGCTGAGTTGGCAGAGACAAACGCCGAAACTGCGGAGACCAATGCAGAGACAGCCGAAACCGGAGCCGAAGCTGCTTTAGCTTCTATGCTGATGTCCGGTGGAGTCACTGATAATGTAGTCACCATTGATACCGATGATACCCCGAAGGACTCTGGTGTGGGGATTGCTGGTATCGGCCAGTTAGCTGTGGCCGCCGAATGGACAAAGCAACAGAATATCGATGAAGTCACTTTAACCTCAACTTCTAATGAGGTTGCCATTGATGCAGACACCGACCAGTGTGCTTATCATAACATGACGGAAGCGACAGAAATTCAGCCGCCTACGAATGCTAATGATGGTGTCTCCTGTGTGCTTCGCATTGAGGGTGACGGATCGTCTGCCCTTACGTGGGCCGCAGGATGGGAGTTTGGAGCGCAAGATGCTCCGGCTGAACCGGCTGCCGATGGTGATATGATAATCGTATCTTACTATAAAGCTGGCTCCGTATTTTATGGAGTCGAATTTATTAGAGTAGAAGCATAAGAAAGGAGAGTTCATTATGTTTAATATTCCTGCACTGGTAGGGCCGCCGATTGATGCGGCCTTTACCTACCCGTATCTTATCAATCAGAGCGCATTGTTTGACGTTTCATCCACTACTCGAATGGTTAATGGGACTTTCGCTGATCCTAACCATTCAGATCAAGTGGCATTCTCTGGTTGGGTAAAGAGAGCAGTTTTAGGAACCGCCCAAACTATCTTTTCGGGAAGTGAAAATAGCTCCAATTACGGTTTCTTGAGATTCAATGCTGTTGATAAATTAAGTATCAAGAATCAACAGGGTGGCGCAACTAACGGCATTTGCTCCTCTGACGCTGTTCTCAGAGATTGTGCTGGATGGTATCACATTTTTATGATGCTTGATAATACTCTTGCTAACGATGCCGCCCGTTTTCAACTATGGGTCAATGGTGTCCAACTGGCTTTAACCTTCACGGATGCCACCGTATTGAACGGAAACCTTAACTTCTTTAGAGATAATGATGATGTCGAACTTGGGAGAGACTCCCGAACAAATACCGATTATTTCAATGGGCTGATGGCAGAAGTGCATTACTTCCATGATAAATCGTTGGCTGCTACGGACTTTGGGGAATTTCAGAATGGCATTTGGGTGCCTAAAGCATACGCCGGATCATACGGAGCGTTAGTCGATGCCTATATGGACTTCTCAAATAGCGCTGACTTTGGGGAAGATCAATCTGGACAGAACAATGATATGACCGCAACCAATATGGATTCTGACCATCAATTTCTTGATACACCAACCAACAATTTCTGCACGTTGGATGCTAATTTATCGTACATATCTGGATATTCTTATGACGGTGGATTAGCCGTATCGTGGCCTAATTCCAACTGGCGCGGCGGCATGGGTAACTTCCTAATGAAGACAGGTAAGTGGTATTGGGAAGTTAAACTATGGGGTGCTGACCTTGATCGTGGGCAACTGGGTATTTGCAGTGTTGGCGAACAGTCAGGCGATGCTGCATCCGGTGTTCCAAGCTGGGAGCTAAGTCAAGCTCCTGACGGTCAATCTGCATTTCTTTGGTACATGACTGCCAATCAATACACCACTTATACCAATGGTGCCACCACAACGCATGACCCGTCTAATTTAGGCGCACCGGCTCAGAATGATTATGTGCAGATAGCCTTCGATGCTGATGCTAATAAGATTTGGTTTGGAGTAAATAATGTTTGGGCGCATGATGGCTCAGGCGTGGGAGACCCTGCCGCTGGTACTTATCCTGCTTGGGATGGAACCAATGAAAATATCGATGCCCAAAAATATGACTATGTGCCAGCCGTAGGAATGTACTGGATAACCAGTTTTGGTGTACTCTTTAACTTCGGCCAACGTGCCTTTAACTATACGCCGCCTACCGGCTTCCTTTCGCTGTCTGCTGGTAACAGAGCAGAACCGCCCGTACTGGAATCGAATACTGGCATTGATGTACTCACCTACACAGGGGATGGTGCTGATCCACGTTCGTTCACTGATTTGGCTTTTCGGCCCGACTTCGTTTGGTTTAAAGAAAGGTCAGAAGCCAGAAGTCATCACATTTATGATTCAGTTCGAGGGCCATTAAAACCTATTTACCCTGACGGCACCTTCGTTGAAGGACTCAATACTGATGGGCTGGAATCCTTCGATGCTTCTGGTTTTACTGTTGGAGATAGTGTAGCCGTGAACAAAGACACTGAAACTTATGTGGCATTGTGCTTAAGGATGGGCGTGAAGTATGGCTTTGATATTCAGACATTCCTTGGAACTGAGATTGCTCATACTGAGAGTCATGATCTGGGTGGAGTGCCTGAGTTGATGCTGTTGAAGAACTTAGATGCTACAGATTCGTGGAATATGTATCACCACCATCTTCTCAACAAGACTGATCCCGAAACGGACATGGGGAGACTTGACCTTACCAATGCGTGGCTTGACGCTGATAAGTGGAATGATACCGCACCTACATCTTCAGTTTTCTCAGTGAGTTCTGCACAGTCAGTTAATGGAGACGGTGAGAATATCATTGCTTACCTTTGGCGGTCTATTGAAGGGTTCTCCAAAGTCTTCTCCTATGAAGGCAACGGAAACGTGCTTGGGCCGTCTGTTAGCTGTGGATTTAGGCCCAGGTGGATTCTCGTTAAACGTGGTGATGGAGTTGAAAACTGGGAAATGATGGACACGGCAAGGGATACCATCAACCCCGTCAAACTAATTCTTAATCCCAACGGAACCACTGCGGAAGGTACACGCGATCCGACCATTGATATTACTTCCAACGGCTTTATGGTTAGAACTACCAACGCTGCGTGGAATTTTGACGGACACACTTATGGTGGAATCGCCTTTGCAGAGCAACCCGGGAAGTACTCGAACGCGAGGTAAAATCGATTATCGATAGAATGCTTATTAACCAATTAACCCATAATATCGTAAAGCTCCTTAAGGTACATTAAGCTTACCCTTAGGAGCTTTACGGTGCATTAAAATAACATAAGGAGCAATCATGCCTGAAACATTGGAAGTCGTTTTAGCCAGAGTTGATGAGCGTACAAAATACATGAAGGGCCGCCTGGACTCTCACATTGAGGATGGTAAGGATATCCCGGCGCGGCTGGCTAAACTTGAAACTAACGTAGGATGGATGAAGCGCTTAGGAATAGGTGTTCCGGCGCTATTGACTGCCATCATTGGCGGCTGGAAAGGATTATCATAATGCCCATCAAAACGAGAGAAGAATTTATCAATGAGTTCAAAGACCTAATTCGATCCGGAGCCATCAAAGCACACGGTGGGTTCTGGAAGTGGATGAAGGATTGGATCAATTTAATCGATGATTACCCTGATTGGCTTAAGGAGAAAATACATGGCGCTCATTTGCCGTTTGGCTATGAGATAAACATTTCGATACTCATGGCGAACCGTAAGCCGAACACCTGGGACATCATCAGGAAACAGGGTGACTATGCGAACAGCGATCCGGAAGACAGGAGCGATTATGAAGGATAAAACGCAAGGCCCGAAAAATGGAAAGGATAAAGGTGGAGTATGATAGACCTAACTGATGACGAACGTAAGAAAATCAGGGATTCGATTATAGCCGACCTGACGGACAATGAGATTAAGACCCCGGCTGACAAAACGAAGCTGAAGATTGACGTGCTGATCAATGACCGGGGCAACGGGAAAAAGACAGATATCCCGGCGCATGAAGTTCCAGATATCAATGAGGATGATGTCGGTGACTTCCCAGAGACCGTACATTAAAAGAGAGGAACAATTATCATGGGAGAGATTATATTTTACAGATGGACAGAAGAAGACTTAAAGGCTGACTTTAAGAAATTCCTTGCATATAGCTGGAAACAATTAGGATTGCCGCCACCGACTCCGGTGCAGTACGACATAGCGGATTACCTTCAAGACCGGGAAGCTGGCAGACAGATAACTCCCCGGCGGCGAAAGATTATCCAGGCATTCCGTGGAGTTGGCAAATCGTGGATCACATCAGTGTACTGTGTATGGCGCTGGTGGAAGAACGCGAATTACCGGATACTTGTCGTGTCGGCATCCAAGATGCGGTCTGATGATTTCACAACCTTTACTTTAAGGATCATTCAGGAGTTCCCGATATTACAGTACTTAACGCCGGACAAAGCGCTGGGCGATCGATCATCTAAGACCGCCTTTGATGTGAGACCGGCACCGGCTGCTCATGCACCCTCATGTAAATCTCTGGGTGTATTCAGTCAGTTAGCTGGCTCCCGGGCCGATGAGGTTATTGCAGACGATGTTGAGGTTCCGAATAACTCAGCCACTCAGGACTTACGTGAGAAGCTACTGAAGACCGCAATGGAGTTTGAAGCCATTATGATGCCGGAGACCGGGAAGATCACTTACCTGGGAACTCCGCAAACTGAGGAGTCTGTTTATAACAAACTGGTTGAACGTGGATACGAGAGACGCATTTGGCCCAGCAGATACCCTGAGATCGTCAAGGATGATATTTACAGGGGTCAGCTATGCCCAACCATAGCACAAGTACTGATCGACCAACCTGAGCGATCTGGTGAGCCTACAGACCCACAACGCTTTGATGGGACAGACCTATCTGAGCGAGAAGCTGCTTATGGCAAATCTGCCTTTGCACTTCAGTTCATGTTGGATACATCTTTGAGTGATGCTTTAAAGTATCCTCTCAAAACTGCTGATATCATTGTCACTTCTATCTCCGCAGACAAAGCTCCGGTTGCCATCACGTATGGCGCAAGTAACCAGCAACTACTTGGAGATATTAGGAATGTTGGCTTTACGGGAGACAAGTGGTATGGGCCAATGTACTTCGACCAGGAACAATGGACTGAATACACAGGCAGAGCAATGAGCATTGACCCTGCCGGAAGGGGAACCGATGAGACGGCTTATGCAATCGGCTACATGCTTCATGGTAACATTTGGATACCTGAGGTTGGTGGCTTGCTTGGTGGATACGATGATAAGACTCTGAATGCCCTGGCGAAGATTGCCAAGAAGCATAAGGTGAATCACATCGTTATCGAATCCAACTTTGGAGACGGTATGTTCACTAAGCTATTCCAGCCGGTGTTACATAAGTGGCACCCCTGCACTGTTGAGGAAGTTCGACACCAAACCCAAAAGGAGCTTCGTATTATCGATACGCTCGAACCACCGCTTAATCAGCACCGGCTGATCTTTGACCGGAAGGTGATCGAAGATGATATTGAAATTGTAGACGAAGACCTTAACCGTTCCTTATTCTATCAAATGACAAGGCTGACGCGAGAGAAAGGCGCATTACAGCATGATGATCGACTCGATGCCTTAGCAATTATGGTACGATACTGGTTGGATGCTTTAGCACAAGATAGCATTCGGAGTAAGAAACAATGGGAGAAGCGTGAAGTTGATAAAGAGTTGAAATCGTTTATGAAACAGCAACTTGGGCCTTCATTGAGTTTGACAGGCCGCACTGGTGGGGTTAACCAGCAGAGATAATTGGAGAAGTTGAATGCGGCCACGTTTAGTACAAGTGAGCCGAAAGCATAACTATAAGTTAACTGTATGGCTTCTCTTAAGCCTTACCTTACCCTAACAACATATACCATAAGTTAACAGAGAGAGAGGAAAAATGCCGTTATACGATTACAAATGCGGTTCCTGCGGAGAGACCTTTGAGGGACTCTATAAGTTCAAGGACGATGTTCCTTGCCGCAAATGCGGAGCCATGACCAAAAAGTTGCCCACTGTGGCATCATTTAAAATTACGGGCCTTCGAGCAGCTAACGGATATGGACTAAAATATATCGACTCCCCGGGATGCAATCCAGTTACCGGAGAAACTTCAGGTCATTCCTTCAGTTCATCGAAGGTTGACGTTGTGCCGATTGACCATCATGATCGTGCTTAAGATCATACGCTGGGTATCCATCATAGGAATCCTAACCTGTGGGTTCCTATTGGCTACTGCTGAAGCTCATGATAATTACATGTGGGAACACGCCCAGGGAAGCATCCAGTTCACTGAGAGTCATCCTTATGGAATGGCTCGTATCTGGAAGTTGGTCTCTGGGGAATGGATTGGAGTTCGATTTATTGATGGTCAACTCCACATCACCACACCGTATCCCACAAAGGAAGCCCTCATTAATGTTTTAAATTAAGACCTTCCGGCTGACGCAAACCACTCAGCCCACCACGGAGCCTACCATGCCTTTATCCTACCGATGCCGCCGCTGTTCCCTTCTGGTTTCCTCATGCCTTGCGATCCAGCGTTGCCCTTCCTGCGGCAAGAAGGCTCTCCGTCAATTCCAGACTAAGGAATATCAACAAATGGCTAAAGCCCCGTCACACAAATTGAATCATTACGCGAACTACAAAGAAACTCAGAAAGGAGATTTCTAAATGAGTATCACAGACTTACGAGCGAAAGCTGAAGCTGAGTTCAAAGCTGCACAGCTTAAGGTTGAGACCACCTATTGTGAACTGGTCGAAGCTGGCGAGAAGACCACGAATCAAATGGAGAAGCTCTACCTGGACGCTATCGATGAACTGAATGAGAAACGTGCCGAAGTTAAACTGCTGGCCGGAAAAGCCAGGGTATTTGTCAGAGCGTATGGCAAACGTATCGTGTTTGGTGGACTGATTGTCTTAGGTGTATTAGCGGCTGGATACCTTTCTGGCTGGTTTGCCGTATAAGTCCCGGTCAACCCTCGATCAAATTTTAGCTGACTGCTTGTGGAGAGTGTGGTAAACCACATCTCCACAGGTTTGTCGAACTCCCTCAAGGCCGATGAGGGCCAATCTAAGGGGATTACAGGTATGTGCCGTAAACATGCGGTATCATTGAGTTGACGGGAAGTTGACCGCTTGTATATCCCCACATGATTAATTTTTAGTATAAATTTCTCAAAGGGTATCGTTCTATCTGAAAGCAGAAGTTTCCCCCCTGCGGCCCTGCATTGTTTCCGTTCCTTATTTCATTGGGTTTTTGCCCTGCTATCCTTTATTTAATTACGACACCGCGCTCCAACTATATGATATCGCTACGTTTATACAATGCACCATGCCTGATATCTAATTGATTAGTGCTTTGATTATTTGTTTGGTTGCTTGTGTTCTATTATCTGTTTTTTTATTTCTTAAGCACTGGCCTTGCATACTGGCAGTCAACACACAGTCAACACGCAGCTATTATGTAGCTACATTGTAACCTACCATTATAAGGCTATCATTTGGTTAACTCACAGTGAACACCATGCCAAGCACTGGTTCAATATTATGAACCCTGAATTAAGCACAAATCATCAATTCGGTTCATTATTTTAAACCTTGAATTGAGCGTCAATTTGCAATTCGGTTCAATATCTTGAACATTTAGCGGTCATTTCATTACTATTTTACCTTATTTTGTTACCTATTTGACTGTTTTTTGTCAATCCACTGGTTAACCTTAAGACCATTTAATTTATTTTGTGTTTATTTTGTGCTTAAATTTAATTTATTTTCACTTTTTTATTGACTTGGCATGGTGTCTGCATTACCATCTAACTTCCATCACGGGCGGCAGCGCGACACCACGAAGCATAAGACCGGAACCAAACCCTAAAATGGAAAAAACAGACCGCCGCTAAACTTATCGATCAAAGCGGAAACAAGCGGCTTGCCGGATATCGTATCAAGTAACCATCTAATTGATACCATGCAATACCGGGAAGCAAGCGCAACGGCGGCTCCATCGAATAGCCAAAACCGGCGGTCTAAACAGTTTAAATTGACGCTATTTTGTTAACCAGGAGTGAACAGAATAACCTGAATTTAAACCATTAAATAGAAGGGATTTTAAACATGCTAATTTCTAAAGACACCGTAATAATTGACACTGTAAAACATTTCGAGTATTCAATAAAAGTGCATGTTTCCGGCGAATATCACGTAATAAGATTAGATCAAATAAATGGCTTGAATGAGACAATTTTCATGACCACTCAATACTCTGAAATGCTAACCTTTATGTATGGTATTCAAAAAGCCGTTATCGGTTAAATCAGCCTAAGCCCTTAGGTATCTAAGGGTTTACACGGATTTAATCATTTAATTAACCTAATGAAAGGGATAAAATGTATAAATTAAACAGTGGTTTGGCAATGGCATTAGGCAATCGAAAACTTGATGATCTTATCTTTAATATGGGAAGCGCTACACAATGCCCAAGCATGATTAAAGGGTTTTGTAAATTAGGCTTAAATTGTTATGCCCTTAAAGCTGAAAAAATGTATCCGGCCTGTTTACCGTCAAGAGTACGCCAGGAAAGCTACTGGCTCAATAATTCAGCTAAAAAGATAGCCGATGATATCTTGACACTGGCTGCAAAACACAAACGGGCTTTCCGGAATGTCACAGCAATCCGCTTCAATGAAGCCGGAGATTTTCACTCCCAGGCATGTGTTGACAAGCTTGACAAGGTAGCCGGATATGTCCGCGCTGTTACGGGGTGGATGGTGTATGGCTTCACAGCAAGAAAAGACCTGGACTTCTCCAAAGTCGTATCATTCCTGGTTAAAGGCTCAAGCCATGACGCTGGAAACAATGGCACAGCGATTGCGCGACACCCGAAATATATTGAAGCCTATGAGCAATCATCAGAATATTACGTCTGCCCTGGTAGCTGCCGCAAGTGTTCAGTGTGTAAACAGGCAAATGGCGCAAACGTAGTATTTCCGCTACATTAAGAGGTTCGTTCAGCCTGAATCCCTGTAAACACAGGGGTTCACACGGAATTAACCTAAAAGGAGCTAAAATCATGAAAGCATTAATCGTTTATATGGTGGCTATCGCCTTAGCGATATGGTTTATTATTGGAGCCATGCCGACTATTAAATATGAGCGCTCAGTTTTCAATTCAAGAGTGCATGAAATTAATGAGTTAATCGAAAGGGTTAAATAATATGAGACCGTCAAACACAGTGTATTTTAATCAAAAGTATCACGGAGAAAAGATTGACCGAATGGGAAGTGAAACAGATCAACAGGCTGATGCTATTCAGGATGAAGCCGAACGGGTACAGCGAGTTAAACCCAAAACCATCTTAAGAAAGGCGGCTAAATAATGGCAGAGTTCAAAGAATTATACACAAAATCACGTACCTATGGCGATCTGGACAGGGTAATTGATACCATGAGCGATAACGCTTTAATCGAAATGCGAAACAGCATGAAAATTGTTCAGGATACAACCGGCCTGGATATGAAACAGGAAACGCTTTTGATGATGGTCACAACCAAGCTGAATTATACCGTCAAGGAGCAGCTTGAGCGTGACCTACGCAACCAAGTAAACAACCAGACCAAAATCACTTAAGGCTTTACTTTCGGGTATCTGCAAGGGTATCCGAACGCAAACCCTTAACAGGAAAGGAACCACATGAGATATTACACACCAAACGGCAATGGATATGAAATCATGTCAACCGGCATTTTAGTGTATCATCCAGACGGAACATATTTCATGAGTATGAGTTTTCACGGCTTTGAATCTTACTTTGGCTATGATGCCAGGAAGGTGTAAACATGGGACAAGCACACATGGACTATTGGAGCGATCACCCTGAATTTGGCAGTGAGGATTGGCAGTACGAAGCAGCCAACGGAGACACACGCCAGGGTTATTGGGAATGGGTTGAGAGTAAAATCGAACAAAAACGAGACGATGAAAGGAATTAAACCAATGGAAAGCTTACAAGATAAGGCAGCGGCGGCAATCGGACGTTTAGAGCGTTATCAAAAACAGCTTTATGATTCATGGAATGGCGGCAATGTGTCGCAGATCAAAGCCAATCTAAAGCTGATCAAAAAGGCGGCTGATGAAGTGGAAGCAGTCATTAAACAGCAGCTTTACGATAACGCTTAAACCCTGCAAATGTTGGCCTGAGACCGTACAAGAAATTGTATGGTTTCACACAAATATTTGCACGATAACATACAAAAAGTTAAGGAGCAAAACCATGTATAATGCAAGAAGTCACGCAAGGAAACTGGCGGCTGCTCGTATGGTAGCCAATCAACCGGACTGTAAGAAATGTGGCAAGAAAATGCTGATATTTAAGACAGTTCGCCATTTCACAGTATATCGATGTCCGTTATGCTGTCAACAATTTTCAAGAGGGAGAGTATAATCATGAAAAATCATCAATGTGAAGGCTGTAGTGGTAAAGAGTCTGGTTCTTGTGATGCGTGTCCGGATTTACCCGTATCAACTAAGGGTAAATTTCAACCGTTACCTGAAAAAGAGCTAAAGCACAATTACCTGGACGTGCTGAACGGCTACAATTTAGCCAAGCTTGAAAGTGCGATCAACTCACTGTTTAACGCTGATCATGCCATTGGTAAATTGAGACCGGCTGCAATTCCTAACACCGAAGGCATTAACCGAACGGTGCCAATGAATCGCATCAAGGAAATTAAGGCCACGCTGAATGTGGCTACCAAGCTGATGCTGACGCTTGAAGATGATGTCCGCGCATCTTGTGGCATACCTAAGAACCCACTGAAAGGG